GTATTTTATCTATCTTGACTGATATTGGACTATCTTGAACCATTATAAATTTACCGTCTTCTTTAACGTAGTGACTACCCGCTACCGTTACACCTTTGTAATCATGTATTTCATCAGAAGCTTTAAATTGGAATACACCAGTAACTTCTCCACCTTTAGTTTGATCACCAAGTTTAATATCTTTTATTTTCTTTTCTGTCCCGTCATACATTTTAACTAACGTGTCAGGATCAAAACAGAAACCTCCTCCTGTTTTACCTTTTGAGGCTGTGTCTCTATCACCCTTACTTGCTTTTCGTCCAACGTCTCTATCTTTTGATTTATCCTTTGTTTGTTTAACAGGTCCAACAGAATACACATCTCCCGTAGGAGTCATCTTTGTGGTCTTGTTCGTTGCATTATAATTAGCGACCCTATCTTCTAATGCTTTCTTAGCGTCGTCGAACGCTTTTTGACGAGAAGCCTTTGTAGAAGCATCTATCCTTGCTTGTCTAGCTTTAGCCATTTGAACCTCTTTTACCGATGCAGCGTTTGCCGCTGCTATCTCTGCCGCTATTTCTGCTTCTTTTTTTGCTTTTTGTTCTTCTCTGTACTTAGTAAAAGGATTAGTAACCTTATCAAAAATACTTGTACCAAAAGCACCTATGGCACTAAGGAAACTAGGCAGTCCAGGAACTTCATCACCTGGTTTTATTCCCGTTTTAACAAACGGGTTAACCTTATCGTAAACTAATTTTCCGTCTACAAACTTCATAGAAGTTTGATTTAAAGGATTACTAAAACTAAGTGGGTTGTCTTGTGGTCTAAAGCCTTCTATTCTGTCCTCTGGTCCTTTACTTCCCGTCTCTCTAAGCTGAGCCTCTAAGTTAGCGAGTCCAGCACTAGTTGCAGTGCCTCCTGTTCCTGTGGTTTGTCCATACTCTGCAAACTCTGGCATAGCTAGTATTTCACCAACTGTAAAACCAGCAAGAGCGTATTGATTAGCTATTGGATTAAAAGCAGACAAGTCTGCTAATGTTGTTTGAGCCCCAAACGGGACTCCTGGTATTTTAGGCATGACGTCAACAAAACCTGGGTTTGTAAACCCTTCTGGTGGTCTCGCTTTCGAGGCCGGTGGCAGATTAATATTCATAGGAGACCCAGGTCTAAAACCAGGGGATGTTTTAAAGCCTGCTTCCATGGTGTCCGCACCAGGAGTGAACTGAGCGCCGCCATAAAGTTGTTGAATAATTAAAGGCAGCCCGACTTGTGCTTGTGGCTGTGTTGGTTGAACAGGTGGTTGATAAGGACCACCTATAATTTTTGGAATACCTTTTTGAAAAAAATCTCCTATTGCCATTAACTATCCTTTATTACTGCTTTCATTTGTTTTATTCCGTCCTTTGCGAGTGAAATAGAAGCTCTCATCTTAGCATGTTCGTCGTCTTGTTCCAACTTTTCTGATGCTATTTCTCTGTTTTGTAACAGTCTTAAAGCGTCCATATTAGCCTTTGTTTCTGACTCTTCACGCTTTCTCATCTGTTCTTCAGCCCTTAAATCTATCTCTCTGGACTTTAATTTGACTAATGGGTCACTATCCAGTGGGTTTAACACTTTTTTCTCTTCTTCTAGGTAGTCATTAGTATGTTCTGCGATTAATTGTGCTTTTCTTGCCTCAACATCTTGCGAAAGTTTCTTTTGCACCTGTTGCATCTCTTGAACTTGCGGGTTTTGTTGTAACATTTGCGGGTTTTGTTGCATTTGTTGCATAATTGGTGCCATTTGTTGCTGAATTTCTTTCAGATTACGTATTTCATCGGCAAATTCAAGCTCAACTTGCTCTTGAGCCATCAAAGCTATGTGTTCTAGTATGTTTTTTTGTAAAACTGACAAAATTAACGGGTTGTTCATAGCAATTTTAGTCGCCATGAAGCTCAAATGTGCCTCCATGTGTGCTTTATGGTCCTGCCCAGGAAAAGCTTTAACAGTTTGACCGGCTAATGCTTGTATATTTTCCATGGCAGGGTCCATAGGTTGTGGTTGTTGTGGTTTTTTGAGCAAGGTATCTATTTCTTTCACACCCAAAGCCTCATACATGTCACGATATGCTTGATACATGTTGTGCATTTTTGGATTTGACATGGCAAGTTGTAATTGTGTCTGTGCCATTTGTATTCTTTGTGTTTGTGAAAATACATTAGGGTCAGCTATTGGAATAATATCGATCTCTGGTCCAAAGTCAGCTTGTTTAATTTGTCTTTGTCCACCAACAATGTCGTATGGATAAACTGGTGGTAAATATTCTGCAAAGTTTTTTCCAAGAAGCATAAACTCACACTTCATCGCCTGGTAAGCACGTTTGTGAATAGCAGACATAACCCGCGATCCACGCTCCAATAACGCCATAGTCGTGCCTACTGCAGCACCTTGATTGCCATCACCAACTTGCATATCGGCAATGCTTGCAAATCTTTGTCCTGCTTGAACAACGATACCCATCAACTGTAATAGAGTTCCTGATGGCTCTTTGAAAGGCAACGGCATGAACGCGTCACGTAGATTTCCACCTGGTGCGTCAACGTCTCTAAACTCTCCTGGTTGAATAGGTTGTGCTTCGTCTCTAACTCTAATACCTCGCTGTTTAAATCCAGCAGGTAAGTTTGATAAAGTTCCTGCATCGAGGAGTTGTCTTAGCGCTGACGTTGCAGTTCTAGACAACCCACCGATCATGTGAATAAGGCCAAAGCCATAGAAGCCAAGACCCGGTAGGAACTTAAAGTGTACAAAATAATCTTTTCTTTTTCTTGATTGATCACCTTCTGCAAAGTTTCTTCTAATAGATAAAACGTCACCGCTGTCTTCTACAAAAGTTACAATGTAAGGTAGTTTCAATCCTGTTGGTTCTTCTGTCTCTAGATCGAGATCTTCAAAACCTGGTATATCTAAATTAACATGACACTCGATAAGTGAATACAAGTCACCGCCATTTGTAGTAGACACTCCTTCAAGTTCATTTTTCTTATCCAACACATCATCTTGTTTTGATGAAGCAGAACCAATTTCTATGTCTGCATAGAAACCGGATAGTTGTTGTTTACGTAAATCGTTTTCTGTAACACGGATCACGTGCATGATTGCATCTGCATCATCGAGAGATGTTGCGTTGTACGGTATAACCAAATCTTCAGCAGGTACAAACTTAGAAACGCTTCTACCCATTACAGTATCGAAATAAACTTTTTTAAATGTAGATCCTGCGAGCGGTAAGTTAAATAACATTTGGTCAAACTCAGGCTCGTACTCTTTCATTTCTATCATCAACTGATAGTTCATAAAATCTTTGACACGCTCTGCTTGTTGCTGTCTTCCTTCATCAACTTTACCAACGACCTGTGTTCTAACAGGTCCTGATGCAGGTAGTAATTCTTTATACGCTAGTGCTTGAAACTGTGTCACAGCTTCTGCTAGCACTGGGTGTGTTGCACCACTTGCTCCTTGAAAAGGTTCTGTTCTGCCTTCGTATTTAAATCCAAGTAGGTCTAATCCTTTTATGTATCCGTCTTCCCAATCTTTTCTTGAACTTTTGTAATCATAATATTGTTGACGCAACTCAGATGAAATTTCATTTAACTCAGAATCTTCTAAATATTCTGCTAGGTTTGCGTTATGGTTTTGTCCGTCTTCACTAATAACTTCACGTGGATCAAAATCTATTTCAACGCCGCCATCTTCAGTTTGTTTAATATCAACAGGTGGTTTCATCATCTCCTGTTGTTTGAGTTGATCTTTTAAATTTTCAACGGCAATTTGCTCTGGTTTAACAGAGACACTTTTTCTAACACTTGGTCTTCTTATATTTGGTAAAGTTTTATCTATAGCCATTATTTATTCCTTTTTTTAAAAAAGTTTGAGATGCCACCATTCTTTAAACCCACACGACCGCCTGTAGCCATCAAGTCCATTTTTTCCATGATAGCCATAGTAATGTTTTCTTCTGGTATATCTTTTGGATCAACTCTTCAAAAGTTTTTAGCTCTGGGTTTTCGTATTTAAGATCTCGAGGAAGATCCTCTATATCTCTAATTGTCATCTTACCTTCAGGCGTGGCTCTTTGTATAATATTTCCTTCATCATCTCTCATGGCTTTGAGTCTTTCTAAATCTGTTTCAGGGTCTCTAATTATATTTTTAGCTTGGTCTGTATCTGCTATTCTATCCGCTCTTCTCATGCCTGCTACTTTATCAAATAAAATTTTCATCAAACCTTTGTCGCCAAACATCTTAGCAGCTTGCTCAGCTATTCCTGTAAACAAACCCATCTTAGCGCCTATTCTGCCACCCTCTGCTTTTTTTGGTTTGAAAGGTATGATCTTTTCGTCTTGCACCATTTGGTC